AGGAAGATATAAGAGTGCCAATACGGCGGAGGCCATAGGGACAACATTACAGGTTGTACCATTTGACCCTTATTCTTTCCCAGAAGTTAATCTTAAACAGATTTCGGGCCAGGCGATTGATGGTGATTCTTATGGTGCTACCCTGCAATTAAAGCAACTTGACATACAGAATAGTAGTGGTAATGCAATCAACGCTTATGCGGGAGGAACTGCTAAACACGGAATACACTCACGCGGCAGTGGTAGCGGTCAAGGGCACGGTATAATTGCCGATGGCGGTGAGGTAGGCGTTGGTCTTTATATGAGAGGCGCTCTTGGTGGGCTTTATGCTCTTGGTCTAACTAACGGTGATGGAATAATATCAACCGGTACTGGAACTGGCTGCGGAATGAAATTAGTCAAAGGTGATTCAGGTAAAGACATTGATGCTGACGAAATTGATGCGATATTATCACGAATCGGCACTCCGGTAGATATAGATTCGGGCGGTTCTACGTTGGCGGATAATCTGAAGAAGATTGCAGATGACAATGGTGGTGCAAGCTTTGATGCGACAACTGACAGCCTTGAAAGGCTTGCGAATACAGCACCGATGGGAACGGCAATGAGGGGAACTGATGGGGCTAATACTACTGTGCCTGACGCGGCGGGTACGGCGGCGGCATTACATGCGACAACGGATGGAAAGGTCGATGCCGTGAAGGCCGTAACAGACGATATGAAGGTCTTGGATACCACAATCGCCTCTGTTACCACGCCAGATACGGTGTTTACCTTGACCGCCGGCTTAACAGGTAATGACGACCCGAATAATGCTGTCGTTTCAATTTACGACGATACCGGCTCAATCTGGAGCGGACCGAGAAGGGCGTCTGATTACGTTCACGCATCCAAGACATTAACGATAGACGCAGACACAGCCTTCCCGTTGGCTGCCGGTGATAGGGTGGTAATCTGGAATGTCTCTTATGCGACTACCGCGGCGGCGGGTGCTATTTCTGCCGGTGATATAGCCGATATAGTCGATGGGGTATGGGACGAATCACAAGCCGACCACATTGCGGTAGGCTCCACCGGCCTCAAACAAGACCATTCGGATCGACATTACAGACCTTAGACTACGGGAAAGACAAAATGGTTGAATTTGACAAACCTCTCATTAAAGAGCGATTGTGGCTTATGACTTGTGTTCTTTGCAATCATACGTTCTATGTGCCAATTGAAGGGAAAGTTAAAATCTCAGAACGCATCCGCAACTTCTTTCACCTAAAACCTAAAATCCAACATATCTGTCCTGCCTGCAATATCGGGCGGGCTAAAACAACAAGAATCGTTACAAGAAAAAAACTGGTCGATAAATGAAAGGGATAAACCTATGAGTGAATCATTAAGTACAATACGGACGAAGTATCGTCTTCTAAGAGATACGGTTTCCTCGGCAGATACCGACCTTGCTGCTGATACTAAAACGTGGGCCACTTTCGTTTCGACCTATCATCCCGAGAGCGGAAGTTCTGCAATAGCAATCAAAACAGATCCGCGGCACAACCAAGCCACAATCATCTTCGACCACAAGAACGCAGATACAGATACGGCGTCCTTCATTATTTACGCATACAGAGAGGGTGGGCCGGCGGAGAAGGTTTGTGACAGCACGTTGATTTCCGGCAAGCAACAGACGGACGATTCAACTGCCCGTTTCTACGCCGACACAATTGGCACTTTGACGAGCGTATGGCCCGCTACCGTAGCTGAATCGGATTCTGCTGGCGCAGACGGTGTTGCAAAGATTACATTTGACTTGCGGGGATACAAGTATCTGCTCTGCCTGTTCACTGCACTTTCTTCAGGCGACAATGCGAGGGCCTGGATAGCGTATCACTAAGATGACTTCGAGAGCAAAAAAGTTTCAACCCGCACCTTTGACCTATAGGGACCTTCAGATTATGGAATCTCAGGAAATTCAACGTCATACACGCCAGCAAACCGCAGACCTGCTCAATGTCAGCGTGCCGACAATCAGCCGAACAAAGAAGAAAGCTGCATACAGGGAGCTTGTCATCGCAGCGCTCGAGGAGAAGGGCGTAACAGCGGCAACTGTTGCCGAGAGCCTTAAAAACTTAATGGAGGCCAATAAGCACATCAACGTCAAGAACGAGGGGCTACAGGAAGTTAGCGACAATATCGTGCGGTTCAACGCTACGGCGAAGATAGGCGATATCATGGGCGTTGACGCCCCGAAAGAATTCGACCTCAAGCATACAATGGCCGCAATGGGCGACGAGGAACTGCAGGAGGCGGTCAATGCTTCTGCGAGGGACCTACTAAATGGAAACGTCCAACATCGTATTACCAGTACACCAAATACGGAAAACATTGTTGCAAATACAATCGCTAATGCAGAATCCGAACTGGTGGAACAACCCCGAGAACAAGCAGTTCGCCCAGCAGATAGTGGAGAGGTCTAAAGAATTCTTTTACAGATACGAACCGTACTACAATCGAAGGGATGGCAAACCCAGTTGGCAATGGGAATTCTTGAAGGCGGCAAAAGATTATAGAGGGCGTTTGGCTCTGGGTGGCAATCGCATTGGTAAATCCGACCAAGGAGCCTACGAATGCGCCTTAGCCATAACGGACAAACACCCATTCAGAAGATATCGCAAAAATGGAAAGATTTGGATAGTCGGACTCGATTTCAATATGGTTCGGGATGTTAATATCCCGAAATTTGACAAGTTCCTGCCGAGAAACTACAGGGTAAAATCGGAGTACAGCAAAGCCGATAAAATCTGGTGGGTAACCGGCGAGGACAGGGAATGGAAAGTACAATTCAAATCTTCTGACTCCGGCCGGGCGAAATTCCAAGCCGATGATGTTGATTGCATCTGGTTCGATGAAGAGCCTGAAAAAGTAGATATCTTCAACGAATGTATGATGCGATTAATAGACCGGGCAGGCAATTGGTGGATGACAGCCACGCCAATTAACGGAACTGCTTGGCTCAAAGCGCTTTCGGAAAGAGATGACATTTTTGTTACGTCAGGGGCAATGTGGGATAACCCACACATTCCTGAAGAGGAAATAGTAAAGGCGGCAGCCGAGCTTGGCGAAGAGGAACGCCTTGTTCGTATCGAGGGTCAGTATATCGTCTTTGGTGGCAGTCCTGTATTCAAGATCCGAATCCTGACCAAGATGATTGAAAACCTGAAAAATGACGAGCCAACATCAGTAGGGATAATTCAGTGCAATGCCGCAGCCTAAACCAAGATTCATACTTGCAACGCCCCTGGATAAGCACAGGCCGGATTTGGTTACTATCTACCACCACCCGGAACCGGATACAAAATATACTTTGGGCATAGACGCAGCGACAGGTTTCGGGGCGGACTATACTTCGCTAAAGGTTTTCAGTAATCGGATGCCCTTCGAAGAGGTCGCCTGGCTCAGAAGCAAGCGGATAACAACAGTCAAAGGTTCAGAAGTTGCTAACGCCTTGGGTCGATATTACAACACAGCATTCATCGTTCCTGAGACAAGGCACCCCGGAAACGCTTACGTCGATAACTTAATTGAGGTTTACGGCTATGGCAATCTTTATCGAAGAAAACAGGTCCTCGATGAAGACCCTACGGTTTCAAGTAAATACGGTATCTGCACAACGGAAGCCGATAAGCACCTTCTGGTACATCAGACAAAGGCTTTGATGGAAAATCCTGACGGGCCTCAAGTCATATTTCACGACGGGATTCTTCTGAACGAGTTTTGCAATTACGTTTATGTCGAGGACAAGAGGAAGATGGGGGCCGGAGAGGGCTTCTTTGACGACACCGTGATGGCCGCTATGCTGGCCCTACACGGCTGCTCACTGCGTCCACAAGCCCCGAGACAGGAAATTGAGCATTATAACCCTCAAGAGGAAGACTTGGCCCACAAGCGGTATCTGCTGGCTAAGAACAAGCCGCTGCCTGGAAAGAAAGGAAAGTTCGTGAGAGTATGAATGAGAACGAAGCGTTTTTCAGACGTTGCTGGCTTACATTGAAGGCAGCGTCAATAACTACGAGAAAAAAGAAACTCCTGGAACAGATGAACGAAATTGAATGTGCCGCCGGGAGCGTCAGAGTTACAATATCATCGCCTGTCAAAAAGAGCGAGGGAAGCCAATATGCCAGAGAACCCGATAAAGAGTTCGTTCGAGTCTAAACGCATCAAAATCAGGTGTCCTCAATGCCACTCCAGGCTTTGCGACAGAATTATCAGCGAGGGCAACTGGATACTTCATTTTAGAAAAGGTCGATACGCGGAAATCTTCACAAAAAGTATGGTCATGACTTGCTTTGGCTGTAATACGACACATCGAATCAACGCCGAAGAAGGAATTATAGAATCATTAAGGCACCCTTATGCCACCACAGGAATTCAAACCAAAACCAGCGAACCTGGAAACGGGAGCGAGTAGTTCCGCAACTCCATCCGATGAGGCTGTCAAAGAGATTATACGGTCAAGGGTAAAGACGTTTAATCCCTTCAGGCGCGATAGAATAACCGAGTGGAACGCCAATATCGCTTACCTGGCCGGTCATCAGTACGTCGGAATGCGGGGCGGGACTTTAGTTGCAGGGGGCAAAGGCCCATTCTCCTGTACCGTCAATAAGATAGGCCCTGCGGTTCGCAACGATGTCGCTATGGCGACCAAGGTTCCGCCCAAGTTCGATGTAGTGCCTGATACCACAGACGCCAACGACAGGGCCACGGCTATTGCCGGCGAAAAGATGGCTGGCTATCTGCGGAGAATAAACAATTTCGACCAACAAAGAGGGCGGATCATAATCTGGTACGATATTGCCTCTATCGCTTTCCGCAAGCAGTATTGGGACCCGTTCTATAAAGTCATCGGCCACAATCCCGAACCAGAGCAGGAAGGACACGAACCTTCAATGGCCCCGGGCGCACCTGTCTATCAGGGCGAAGCACTCAGTAAGCATACACCGACCAACGAACTGATTTGGGACTGGCGTGCGGACACCGACCATTTACCCTGGATAATACATCCAAGACCGATGAACCTGAGCGAAATAAAGATTCGATTCGGAGAAGAGAAAGCACTTCAAATACCCGAATCCGAGTACATTGACCCAACCAACAGCCTTGAAAACCAGTTCGAGATGAAGATTTTCAATGAGTTCTCCCGTTTCGCTAATGAAATTGCTGGCGACACGGTGAAGCCGGACATTGAGGAAATGGGCGATAACGAACGTCAGGTTATGATCTACGAACTTTGGCAAGTGAGGGACAATAACTATCCGCTTGGCATTTTTGCTGTTATGGCTGGCCTTGATTCGGGTTTTGTTTTACAGAACGAACCGTATCCCATCGAGCAATATCCTCATGGCGAAGTGCCTTTTACCGTCTACGATATGCTGGGTGCCGACAAAGCCGTTGCCGGCACAGCGAGCAGGATATCACAGGCAAGGCCGCTTCAGGACGAGCTCAATGATATACATTCACTAATCAAAGAGAACACGGCAGTTCTCGGTGGTGGTTTGTGGAAAATACCGCGAGGGGGCAAGATAAATATAGGCCAGATGGACAATAAAGTCGGCCTGTTCGTTGAATATGACGGCCCTTACGAGCCACATAGAGAAGCGGGCGTAGCCGTTTCCAGTCAATTATTTATTTACGCCGCTACCATCGTTGAGGATTTGAACGATGTTTTCAGCTTCCCACAGGTAGCACAGGGCAAGCGTCCGGCCGGAGGCCCCAAGTCCGGTGTCGGTATTGCCTTACTACAGGAAGCCACCCAGACACAGCATTCGCCTATCATCAACGAGATGGACAGGAAAGATGAGAGGGCAATGACCCAATTGCTGTCTGTGGCCTTTGCAAACTACAAGAAGAGAACCTTAAATATAGTCGGCAAGGACAATCAGTGGACCCTGTTCGAGTTCGACCCGGAGTCATACAATAATAATTTCAACGTAGTTGTACGAAGCGGTTCGTCCATGCCGGTCAGCAAGGCCATCGAGCGTGAAATGGCTATGGGACTACTTCAGACAGGAATGTTCAATCCTCAAGACCCGAGGGTTAAAAAAAGATTCCTCGAAGTCATTGACATCGGCGGCATGGATAACCTCCTCAAAGACGATGCAAAGGATGTGGCGTTCGCAAAGAAGGAGTTCCAGACGCCTGTAATGCAATATCAACAGATGGTACAACAGGCACAAAGTCCCGGGATGGAAATAAGCGAAGAAATGCTTGAGCAAATCTACCTGCCAGTTCCCAATACTTTCGACAACCACGACGTTCACATAATCGAACATGGCAATGACATAAAAGACAAATTCTTCGAGTATTTAGCCACTGGCGATCCAGGCATGATAATGATTGCGAATGCTATGAAAGCGCACTGGGACGCCCATTCTGCGATTCTATCGGCACAGCAGTTACAGCAAGCCATTATGACCGGCCAAATCAAAAGAGAAGACCTGGAATCATCAAAGGAAAAACGGGCGAGCGAGAAATCCTCATCGAAGGACTAATCCGACGTCCATAACGATACATCACAAAGGAGTTTAACATGAACCGCAAATCAATCACAAAGTCAATTATTGTCTTAGGTTTTTTGTCAATTTTCCTTCTGATTTTTGCCGGGTGCATAACCTCTACGAATCCGGTAACAGGCAAAAAGGAAGTTAGCGTAGACCCGAATGCCCTTGCTAAAATCGAACAGCCGGTAGAGGGAGCTATTACGCTGGGGGCCGTCGCATCCACTTTTCTGCCGTGGCTGACACCCTTTGTTACTTTAGCGGGCGGAATCGTCACTGTGTATCGCATACTTAAGCCTCAGCTAATCGAAGCTCAATCGGAAGCCAAGATGTACAATACCATTGCCGCCTCGTCCGTCTTGGGTATCGAGGAGTTCAAGAAGGCGTTTCCTGCCGAGTGGGATAAGCTTATGGCCAAATTAGAGGAGGTAAAGTCTAAATTGGTCAAGCCGGAGGACTATCTCAAAATCGAAAATATTATCCGGGGGCTTCGCGGCCTGCCGGCAAAGGAGTAATCGATGAGTATTTTTACGATAATTGCATTGAGTATTCTTTTGATTTTATCCTTACCTTCGACTGTGTTTTTTGTCTGTTTGCTTATCAATTGTATTCGGGATTTAAGGGAATGAAAAAAGGCAAAATCGCTTTTTATGGATTGGTAGTCTTTGGTGTCGGCCTGACTTTGTTCGATTTAATACTCAACAGCTTGAAGGAGCAGATGACTATAAGCCAGATGGCCCTGGATGCCGGGCAGAGGCATTTTTACATCATAATTTTGACCATTGCCTTTTTCGTTTGGCTCGTGGTCCATTTGTTCTGGCGGTGGAAAAAACTTTGGAACTTTATTTGGGCGAAGATTGAATTATGGCGAACGCAAAGGTAAAGCATATGACCGGCCAAATCAAAAGAGAAGACCTGGAATCATCAAAGGAAAAACGGGCGAGCGAGAAATCCTCATCGAAGGACTAATCCGACGTCCATAACGATACATCACAAAGGAGTAGTTAAAATGGAACCGACAATTCAAGCAAATGCAGAAGTAGTTACGGCCAACGACCCCCCCGCAGGCGGCGGCGCTGGAACCGCGAACACACTGGAAAACTTGGCGGTGAACATAGCAAACCAGCTTAATTCGCTATCAGACGAGAGTACAGGCGCTACCACACCACCGGCAGCGACCGATGCACCAGGTGAACCGCCAGCGGCACCGGACACCAAAGTCGATGAAACAAAACACGCCGAAGTAGTAGACGAAGCGACGATGCACCGCATAAGCCAGGACAACGCCAATCTTAGAACGACGTTAATCAAGTTGGGTGTAGACCCTGACAGCGACACGGCAGAACAGTTGAGAAGCGGTCTTATCACCGTTGACGATCTTATCAGGGCAAGAACGCCTGCCGTCCCCGCAACCACGCAGACTCCCGAGCCTACTACGCCACAAATTCCACTTGACCAAAAGATTATCAACTTCCGCAACAGGCTCAATCGTGAAGGGGCCGTTACCGACGCACTATACAAAGAAGATATGAGCGCGGCATTGGATGTGATAATGGATGTGGTCCAAGCGAACCAGAATATAAATCAAACAATGGAGAACAACGAACTCAATAATCTCCTGACCGCAACGATGAATGTGACGAAAGAAACATTCAGATCGGACGTGAAATCCGTAATACCGGAAGACGTCCGTGAAATAGCAGAAGGACTATATATTGGCGGAACGGAGATTGCCGCTGGACACCTTGCCCGTCGAATCGGCAGGGAAAAGGCTTTCACCAAGGATGGATACAGATACGCAGCACAGCAAGTCGCCCCTAAATTCGACCAGTTCGTTCAGTCCATTTTTAAGGCTGGCGGCGATGCAACCCTCAAGGCCATCAAGAAAGCCAATCCAACGATTAAAACGGCGGTCGTTAATCCCATTGCACCGGGAGTAGGCAGCCTTACGCCTCCCCCTCCCGTAGATAAAGGCAAATTTTCAATGCAAAACCTTGACGCCAACGTGAGAGAGTTTTTGGCGGGCACACAGCGTCAGGTTTAAGGAGTATATAAAAAATGGCAACGACCATATCAAATTTAACTAACTCAACGAGTCTGGACGGCTTGTTGAACAAGGTCTATCTTCCGACAATGCAGAAGACGGCCTACGATGACACTCGGTTCAGCGAGTTGATTCAGACCAGGACCGACCTCATCCCCGGCGGCGGCAATCATATTGTTCACCGCGCTCACACACAAAGAGCGGAAGGCGTTGGCCTTATCGCCGAAGGCGGAAACTGGGTTGAGAACGTGCCGGTTAAGGGCAAGCAGATGACGGAAAATGTCAAGTTCCTGAATGCCTATATCGCGCTGACCGGCCCCGTTATCGCGGCCGCCAACTCAGGCATAAAATCCGCCGTCGATGTAGTAACGGATTCCTTCCAGACCAATATGCGGGCGTACAAGAATTTCTTCGACTCCCTGATAATGGGCGACAGGAGCGGCTATGTCGGCAGAGTTTCTGGGATTTCCGGCTCGTCGATTACAGTGACCAATGACGGTTTCCCGCTGGCGCCTTATTTCGCCAGTATGTATATGCCGGTTGGTGCGAGACTCGAATCAGGAACATTCGATTCAGCCGGACTCAACAGCGACGGGCATAACAACTCCGGTTCCGACCTGACAACGTTCATTGTAGCCAGCGAAACATCGAGGGACTTGGCTAACGGTACAGCCGTACTCGTATTGACCGACTCCACTGGCTCGGCTTACGCCGCTGGCGGTACACTTGATTTGGCTGTAGGTGACTTTTTCTTCCGTGAAGGAACCTATGGCGCTGCCGGAACTTCGGCGGTCCTGTTTGCGGACAACCGAGCGATTAACGGCATATCAAATCTCATTTCGGACGGTGTGAACAATTCGGAAACCACGACTAACTACACATACATTTGGGATCTGCTTCGAACGAGTTACGGCAATCTCCAGAGCTTGACAAAGGATTATGCCGATGCCGAACTCACCGAAGACAACCTTCTGGAGCTTCAGATGGATATGCAGTTCAGTCGCCAGGGCCAGCCGAACCTGCTTTTGACGACTCCGAAGGCGGAGAACCGCTACTTCCTCAACAAAAAGGATGACAGGCGGTTCAATAACGTCGGCCCGATGGACTTCATCGGCGGTCGTAAAAGAATGGGAATCCAGCTTGGTGACTGGCAGTTGATTCTGACTTCACTCGGCGCCTGTCCCAAGGGTACGATGTTTATGATGAACACGTCCGACTTTGCGTTCTGCGAAAACAGTCCCCTTCACTGGGTACTCGGCGATGGTGGAAACACACTGATTCAAAGCCATACCGGGGACAACAAGTTTGCCTCCGCGGTTCACTATGTGAATCTGGTTTGCTTCGACCCTTATCGCCAGGCAAAGGGGTATGACATCGCCGAAAGTTAATCTCGAATTTCATACGCTTTCCTTTCCAGGGCGGTCGGGTGAGGTGTGTAAAAACATCTCACCTGACTTTTTATGCGATGCTTGTCTTGGTGTGTGCTTCGTTGGGAAGGAATTCACTAAACACATGTTACAAAGGAGTAATTTCAAATGGCTATAAAAGGAAAAAATGTTCACGACAATTACATCCTTCCGGGCGTTTTCGCTACGGCTGTAGATTATTTAGCTGACCGTAGAAACGGCGGCGCTGCGGTAGAGGGCGACGCATATTACAATACAACGGACAACGTCTTGGTGACTTACAACGGTTCAGTGTGGTCACCTGCCGGCATGTCAGGGATTGGTCTGGGTTCTTTGGATGCTGTTGTCAACCTCGGCTCCAAGGTTACTATAGACGGTACCCTGACCGCCGGCGTTGAGATTGAAGCGACCGATGGCTATATCGGCACCGACGGACAGCTTCTGTTGCTCGACAACGACGATACGGGCTCAGACGTTCATTGCCTTGAGATTACCGACGCAGGCACAGCGGCCTCTATTCAGATTACATCCGCTCAGGCCAGCGATGACATCCAGGGAACAAGCGATACATGGGCAATCACATCTGCCGGTGTTATCACAGGCACGGCACTCACCCTTGGCGATGACAACGCAATCACTATGGGAGGTTCGTCCGATGCCGTATTGCAGTGGGACCAGTCGAGACTTGCCTTGAGCGCCGCAGCAGACAGCGTACTCAGAATAGGTGCTGCTGCATATACCTACGATGTCGAGTTCATCGGCAATACCGCGGTAACGAACCTGATGAAATGGGACTTGGACGGCGGTGCCGACTCCGTAGGCGCCCTTGTGTTCGATAATGCCGACCTTGACCTTGGCGACGGCGACCTTATCAGGCTCGGCGATAGTAACGACTTCACACTTGGCGTAACCGCTGGTTCGCCCAACAATCTCATCCTGACCGGCTCTGGTGAAAGACTCACTATCGGAGCGGACGATGAGGGCATGGACGTTTACTGGTACACCGAAGCCACAGGTGACTACGTTTTCTTCGACGAGTCTAATTCGCTGGTTGATTTCATTGATGTCAACCTTGACCTCGACGATGACTCTCTCCTGCGGTTCGGTACGAGCAACGATATGACTATTCAGTACATCGGGGCCTCAGGCGTTCTCAGGATTCTGGGGGATGACTTGAGACTCGACTTTGGTGCCACGGGCGCCGGGTTCGATATGTATTGGATGACTGAGGACACCGGCAACTACATCTTCTGGGACGAAGACAATTCCCGGATGGATATGGTTGACGTTGACCTGCGACTCGATGACGATGCTCGCCTATATTTCGGCTCCAATGCCGACGCCTACCTCGCCTGGGACAATACCAACAGCATGATTGATGTTGTCGGCAATATCGCAATAACGGGGACGCTTGCAATCTCGGGCGCCCTGAACATCGGTAATATCTCGATGGACGATGATGAAGAGTTAAGGTTTGGCGCTTCCAATGACTTCGTGTTACATTATGATACATCTGCCGGTAATCTTCTGATTGACGCTGCCGCTGCGAATGACATCGTGGACTTCGGTTCGTCTGTAGCGACCGACCTGATTCTTCACGGCGCATCGGCAAGCACCGATGTTCACTGGGATTCCTCAGAGAACACTCTCGGCTTCCTCGACAGCGCCGTTCTTGCCTTCGGCAACACTGCTGCCTCGCCTGATATTGAAATGTCGTGGGATACCACGCGTCTCAACATCACAGGTTCGGGCGAAGAGATAAGAATTGGTTCCAGCGGCGAGGGTATGCAGGTAATATTCTACGGCGAAACCGCCGGTGCCGATATGTACTGGGCCGAAGCAGCCGATATGCTTCTGTTAACCGGTGGCGCCGCAATCAGCCTCAACGATGATGTCGAGATTCTGTTCGGCACTGGAACGTCTAATGCCGGTGACTTCAAGATGTATGCCGACGATACAGACCTGTTCATTCAAGAGGTTAGCGCCGCCGGCAAGAATCTTAAACTCGGTGAATCAGGTAAGGGCCTTCACGTCATATTCTACGGTGATACTGCCGGCGCTGACTTGGAATGGGTTCAGGCTTCAAATATGCTTGAGTTCCAGGATGATGCAATTCTGGCCTTTGGCGATGCCAGCGATGTTACCATCACGTGGGACCAGTCGGACCTGCTTATCGAGCCGGCAACTCAAGGCGTAGGTATAATCAAGGTTGGGGCCACTGCTGGAATAGATTTCAATTTCTATGGTGATACTAATACCAAGATTGCGTCCTTCGACTCCGGTGCGGCCGCACTAATCCTGGATGACTACGACCTTACACTCGGCGACAGTGACATTTTGACTTTCGGAGATAGTGACGACTTCACTATCGTCCACGATGGTGCAACCACTGTTCTTCTGATAGATGGGGGCGCGGCCGACACGGCCATAGGCATCGGTAAAACCAACAACCTTGATATCGTCATCTATGGCGATACGACCACTGACGCCGTTACTTTCGACACCTCTGCCGAGCTTGCTACACTCAACGGCTTTGACTTGCAAATCAGTGACGACGATATTCTTCAGTTTGGGGATGCCGGAACCACAGATTGTTATATAACCTGGGACCAGACACAACTCCAGATTGTGCCGTCGAGCAATGTATTCATCGGCGATAAGACCAACTATGTCAGTATTAGCTCTGCCGGTGCAATGACACAAACCGGAACGGCGAATTTTACTTGTAACTCGGCGGCCGCCAACATGGGCGGTTTAATTCTTCCGCACCACGGAACATCAAGCCCAAGTGGCGCTGGAGGCGAAGGTGCTGTCTGGTTCGAGACTGACGCCAGTAAGCTCTGGGTTAATATTGGCGGAACCAACTGGATTGGCACTGTTCTGTCGTAGACTTTTTTATTTTATACTTGACACGGGGCAGGCTTTATGATTAGCTTGCCCCGTTATTTGGAAAGGAAAGAAAAATGAGAAGACTGCATATCGGCGGCGATGTAGCCGCCCATGGATGGGAGCTTTTCAGCATCGAAGAGAGAGTTGGTGTTGACCATTTAGGCGACGCCAGTGACCTGTCCAGGTTTGGCGATGGGACTTTCGGAGAAATATACGCCTCTCACATTCTGGAGCATTTCGACTACAAATCAATGCCAATAGCATTGAAGGAATGGCATCGGGTTTTGGGTTCAGAGGGCAAATTATTCCTGAGTGTGCCCGACCTGGATGTTATCAGCCGGCTCTTTCTTGATAAAGAAAAGTATAAGCCGCAGGAACGGATAAAATTTATCCAGATGATGTACGGCGGTCATGTGGATGAGCATGACATCCACCAGATAGGCTTCGACAGGGATATTCTCGTAGAAATGGTTCGTCAGGCCGGTTTTGCCAAGTGTGATGTAGTTAAAGAGCTTGGCATCTTCAACGATTGCAGCAAAATAAAAGTCGACGGCCAGCTTATCAGTCTCAACCTTATTGTCCACAAAGGGAAGATGGAAGAGGTCGGGAATCCACCCGTGGAACAGGAGGTGAAGAGCAACCTCCAGAGAGACGTAATGTTCTTCATGTCACTGCCGAGACTGGCGTTTACCGACAATATGTTCAGTGCCGTCAACGCGGTGAAGGGCTTGGGTTTATATGGAGAACGGTTCAGTGGTGCGTTCTGGGAGCAGGGCATGGAGAACCTGCTGGAAAGGGCCATTGAAAAGGGCTACAAGTATGGTTTAGCCATTGACTACGATACGTTCTATACGAAGTATCACATTCTTGACTTGTACGACATTGCCGAGAGGAACCCTGGAGTAGGCATCGTCGTGCCGTTACAGCCCCGACGCGGAAACAAATATCCGATGTCGGGATTATTTCAGGACCCGGAAGGCCACAATGTCGTTGTCTCAAAAGGCCCTTTTGAAAACGGAATAAAGCCGGTAGATACCGCCCACTTCGGCCTGACAATGATAAGACTGTCCGAACTGAGCAAACTCAAAAAACCTTGGTTCGAGAGCAAAACGAACGAACAAGGTAACTGGCATCGAGGCCATAAAGATGCCGATGTGAATTTCTGGATTAAATGCAAAAACGCAGGCATAATAGCAATGTTGGCAGAAGTCTGGATAGGGCATTTGCAGCTTATGTGTTCCTTTTGCGGTTCTGTAGAAAACAACTTCGTTACTTATCACGAAGAGATAAATACTGTACTCGAAGGTGGGCTCCCAGCGTGGGTCATACCAAAATCAGCAAAAAACAATGTTAAGAAAACTTAGAAAATTACTAAAAAAAGGAGTTTCTGAAATGGCAGAACAAAAAGAAAACCCGACTACATGCGAAAGATGTGGCGCCGCTTCTGAACCTGGCAAACCAGTCAACATCTACAATCCGAACACTTCCGGGTATCCGACGAAGCGGGTAGCCCTGTGTCCAGCGTGTGCTAAGAAAGACCCGAAGGCTACGCTCGTCAGACTGTCTGACAGCCCTGCGTCCGAAGACGTGCCTGACATCGCCCCTGCTGTGCCAGACGACCCTAATGTGGTGGAAACTACAGAATTCGCTCCAAAGGTCCCTGAACTGAACGTGGCGACTCCTGCACCCCTTGGCGACCTTGGCCC